TTTATAATCCAAGTAGTAATCACTATAAATATACACATAGCATAATTGCACATGAATTTCGTAGGGATATAACTGAAGAGAAGAAAACAGGTTTAACATATGATACTCATCATGTGGATTTTAATAAGCTAAACAATCATCCAAACAATCTACAGAGGTTATCTAGAGATGAGCATTTTTCATTACACAGAAAAATTGCACTTGATAATTTACACACACCTGAAATGATTGAAAAAAGATTAAAAGGTATTGATAAGTATTTGAGATCAGATGATAGAAAAAAATATTTATCTGAAAAAATGTTAGGTATATATCCTGAATATTTTAAAGAATATAATAATTCTGAACTTCATGAAAGTCACAATAAAGTACGTAGTGAAAAAATGAAACAATATTGGTCTGATAAGAACTATAAACATTCAACTAAAGAAAAAATGATATTATTTCTATCAGATAAATGTGTGAGTATTATTAATAAAATTATATGTGATTCAAACAGATATATTTCAAAGAATGAATTAGCAAAAACACTGAAAAATGATAATGAATTCTTTTATGAACTTGATAAATACAATCAACAAAATAAGAGAGATAAAAAGAAATCTATAAACGGTAAAACCCTTAATGAGTTATTCATTAGAAAATTCAATCTCACATATCAAGAATATGTTATAACTGTTAATCCAAAAATTTCTGAAGATAGCACATACAAAAAAGCATGTAATATCAGTAAAAGTAAAATAATTAATCACAAAGTAGTTTCAGTCGAATATTTGAATAATAAAAGAGATGTATACTGTATGGAAGTCGTTGGTATAGATGGCGAACATGATAGACATAATTTTGCAGTTTGTACAAAAAATATAGATGGGTCTTATTCAAGAAATGGTGTATTTGTATCCAACTGTAAGTATGGTGATAACTTTGTTTATCTAAAAGGTAAAAAGAAAGAAGGTATTACCCATGCTAAACAAATGGTTAATTATGAGATGGAACGTATTGAAAGAGTAAAAGATAATAAATCACATCTTTATTTTAAACAACGTGAAACTGGTCAAGAATTTAAATTACTTGAGATGGCTCACTTTAGATTGTTAGGTGACGACAAGTACTTACCATATGGCTCTTCAATTCTTAATAAGATTCGTAGAGCATTTAGACAACTTATTATGGCAGAAGATTCCATGCTTACCTACCGTATTACTCGTGCTGGTGAAAAAAGAGTCTTTAATATTGATGTCGGTAACATGGATGAAGACGATATCCAAGAATACATGGGTAAAGTTATTTCTGGCTTTAAGAAAAAACAACAAGTCTATCCTGATGCAGGTCAGATCGATTATAGATACAATATTTTAGGAGTAGATGAAGATTATTTTATGCCTAAAAGAAACGGAAGTAACATGTCATCTATAGAAACATTACCGGGTGCTTGTCTATCTTTAGATACTAAAATTGAATTGCTTGATGGTAGATCACTTTCATTAGCAGATATAATCGATGAGTATGATAGTGGTAATACATTGTGGACTTATTCAATTGATTTAGAATCAGGTTCTATTGTACCTAGTCCAATAACATGGGCAGGTATAACTAGAAAGAATACCGAGGTTCTTAAATTAACATTAGATAATGGTGAAACAATTACATGTACACCTGACCATAAATTTCCAGTGAAATATGGTGACTATGTTGAAGCTAAAGATTTAAAAATGGGTCAATCATTATGGGCATTTAATCAACGTAAAGAAAAAATTAAAAAACACTCTAAACAAGATTATAATCAAATATATGATCATAATTTAAATGAATGGGTTTTTACACATAGAATGGTTGATGAATTCAATAACGGATTGAACAATAAAAAAAATACAGTATTACATCATGTAAATTTTAATAGATATGACAATACACTAGATAATTTAAAAAGAATGGATTCTATCGAACACTTCAAACTTCATGCTAAATTTAGTAGAATCGGTAGTGATGCATATTCAGATAAATATCATAATGATGAAGAATTTCGTGAAAGAATAAATGATAATTTAAGTGAATCTAGAAAAATCTATCATAATAAATTAAAAAATGACATAGATTTTTCTAGTTCAGTTAAACAAAAACAATCAATATCAAGAATTAATTATTTAAATAATTTAAATCAAGAAGAATTTTTACAAGCAATTGCTCATCTGTCAACAGAGGGATCAAGAGTTAAATCAATTGAAACATTTAGAAATAATCCTAATTATAATGAAATTATTAAAAATAGAACAGCGAAGCAAATAAATACAAAAAGTACTACTGATTGGAAAATTAAAGCATCTAGAATTGCAAAAAATAGTTGGAAAAATAATGAGTATGTTAAAAGTGTAATTGAACCACAGACATTAAAATATTCAGAAAAATTAATTGATTTACTTTTAAATTATAGTGATGAATATAATACTTTAACAGAAATACTTGAGAATAAAATTAATGTAAATAATAGTGAATTTAAAAAATTATTTATTGATTTAAATATTAATATTAAACAATTTTTAGGAAAATTCAATAAAATTACAATCAATAACATTAAAAAATTATTAAAATATTATGGATATAAAAATTGGAGTGATTTTAAATTGAAAAAACAATATTATAATCATAAAATAATTAATATAGAATTTTTAAGTGAAAAAGTTGATACTGGTACATTAACTATTGATGGAGATAATTCATATCATGGAATACATAACTTTCCATTGTCATGTGGTATATTTACAAAAAATTCTAACTTAGATCAGATTGCAGATATTCAGTATTTACGTGATAATCTATTTACAGGTTTAGGCGTTCCAAAGCCATTTTTAGGATTCCAGCAAGCAGCAGGTGATGGTAAGAATATGGCACAAATGGATATTAGATTTGCTAAAAAGGTAAATAGAATACAGCAAGCCATTGTTCAAGAATTAAATAAGATGGCTATGATCCATTTATATCTACTTGGATTTAAAGATGACTATCAGAATTTCTCATTAAGTTTAACTAATCCATCTACACAGCAAGAAATGCTTATGGGTGAGATGTTACAAGCTAAAGCACAGATATATACTGAGGTTACAAGAAACGAAGGTGGTATTGCAGCTATGTCACATACTAACGCTAAAAGACTACTGTTTAATAGTTCTGATGAAGAAATTATTAATGACTTTAAAATTCAGAGAATGGAAAGAGCATTATCACAAGAATTACAAGATACACCATTGGTTATTCCAAAAACTGGTGTGTTTAAAGATTTGGATGATAAATATGGTTCTGATGAAATACCTCAAGGAGCACCAGAAGGTGGAGAAGGTATGGGAGGTGATATGGAAGGTGTTGATGAACCTAATATACCACCAGCAGGTGATGCTGGTGAAAATGCACCACAAACCCCAGCAGATTTACCACCGATTGAAAGTGTTCAACTTAAAAAGCCAAATATGAGTGATGATCAGTATGGTTCATTATTAGAAAAAATGGTAAAGGGTGATGCTAAACCAAGTATAAATAAGAAAAAGAAAGATCGTGAAGTTATTAATGAAAACACGGAAAAAGTTAAAGGTTCTAATGATAGAGCAATTAAAATGGCAAGTGAAATAGAGTCTTTATTAAAAAAGAATGACAATAGCCTTAATGAAGATGAAACTCTTAAAGAGGCGATTAATGGTGAAAGACTTCAAAAACTTATAGACGAAAACATGAAAAACATATCTAAATTCCATGTTAGCGATAGTAAACCAGAAAAAAAAGATGATCAAGAAGATGAAGAAGAAGATAAGAAATAATATTTTATATAAATAAAAGTATTTATAAACAACTAATTAGGTATTATTATGAAGAATATAAATATAGGTATTGCTAAATCAATAGTTTCGGGTAAATTACGAGACGACTTTATCTCAACTAAGCAAATTAATGAGTCAAAAAATATTGCATCTCATTTTTATTTTTTAATTGAAAACTCAGAGGTTTTACGCAATCAATACAATATATATGGTAATTTAGAAAAGAAACACATTGCTAATGATGTTCTGGCTACTAAATATATCGATGATAACATTTCAAATATTTCTAAATATTCGTCAAAGAGTATTCAAGAGGCAAATGAGAAATTAAAATCATACATTAATGAATCAGACGTTAATAACATTGACAGTGAAAAAGTAGATTTATATGATGCTATTAATAATTTAATTGTAGAATCATCTAAAAAATCTGAAGGTACTGCCGATGTTGATTTAATCTATGAGTCATATTCTAAGATATTAAATCACTTGAAAAATAATGAAAAACAAGAAGAAGTTTTATCTGAGAGTACTAATGATGATAACATAGATATGAGTATGGTGTTAGAATTAGCTATCAATAAATTTAATGATAGGTATTCTAGCTTAAATGAAAATGAATTAAAAATCATAAATACATTAGCAGTTGGTTCTACCGATGACAAGAAAGTAATGTTTGAATCATTTAAAAATGAAAATCTAACATTACTTTCTT